CCCTTGCCACTCTATAAAAGCTTCATTAACTACTGCATCAAATATATCTGCGTTATTAGACGTTTTATATAAAGTGAAACTAATCGAACGCTCATTATTCTTTTCATATTCATACCTAAAAGAACCGAAATCAAAATCCGTGATAATTTCCGCAAACGTGCCTTTTTTATTTTTTAAAACTAATACATCCAAGTTATTCACCTACTTAAATATAAACGGGAATATCCATAGGGTTGTTGCCTCTCCGATATGCTCGCCTGTAATTTCAATATCATTAAAGCCTTCTTTAAGCGTTAACCATTGTCGATTTGTATCAATGCCTACACGTTGATTATCAAGTATTGGGTGTACACCTTTTAATATAAGTTGTTGGTTTTGTTTAATCCCTTTTTTATACTGAAATGTATTACCTGTTGTATGATTAGTGATTTTAAAGCCCTTAGGCGCATCAATATTCATCAATAATTTGAATTTATGACGTAATAACGGATTGATTGTATCTGAAGAACCGTTGTAAATTCGAAATCTTGTTGTATCGTGTTTATATTTAATTTCATCATCTGACAATAAATCGACACCGAATTGCCAATTGCCATTTGATAAACTGTACTCATCTGTTTCTTTGACAGTTTCGGCATAGCCATCTCGACAACTAAAGGTTATATCAAACTTAATCGCTGAGAAATCTAAATAATCAGGGTTTACATCTGGATTATTCACACGATACTTCAATCCTGGATTGTCTGACGTAATAATGTAATAGGGTTGTCGTCTGAAAAACAGTTCTCTTAATTTTAATTCTGCTAAATTACGGTCGTTTTCATCAATACCATCAAATCCGCAACTTACTTCTAAATTAAAAGGTGCGAACGTGGCTACTGTTGGTAGCTCACCGTCCACACCTTGAAATGTGTTACTTTCATTATTTTCATTTGGATATGAAGCTTTAGCTTCTAAGAAAATGAAATTAGATAAGATATCGTTGATATCATAAGTCCCTTCTTGGGTTATGATTTTCATCCATCTGCCGTCTATCATATAAACCTCCTATTTAAAAACCCTGGTTAAAATTGTCTAAATTAGCTTTGCTACCTAACAATTGACTGAATATATTCATAACATCATTTTTACTCATGTTATTATTATTGCCACTCAATAACTTAATGATTGTTTGTTGCATACGATTGTTGGTGTCATTCAACTGAACAACTTGTTGTAGTAGTTTTTCCATCGTTGAATTATCGTTGTTCACTGTGACATTTGCGGAACCATTATCCATGCCAATCGCTGTCATTGCTTTTTCCATCAAGCTAATAGCACGATTACGCTTAGATTTATGAAGTGGAATGATAGCTTCTGCTCTATTACGTTCACTGATTTCAGCAAGTTTATGTGTTGTAGAGATACCACCATTTTCGTATTTTCTTGGACCTGTTGGTCCCCAACCAGTTAAACCACTTGCTATTCTTGATTTCCAAGCACTCAAATTGCCTCGCCACGATTTATTATTGAAGAATGCTAATAGTTGATCGTAACCGTTTTTGATATTTTTGTGCCCTTTAACTGCATAAGAACTAAAAGTACCTGGCGTATACTGTAATAACCCTTGGGCTTCATTACCACCACTGTTTTGGTCTTGAACTTGTTGTGTAACGCCTGCGTTCCCATTAGATTCAGTATTAATCAACGAAATAATATCATTTAAATCGCTACCACTTAAAGATACACCCATGCGATTAGCAGCCTTTTTAATATCACCTGACCATTTTTTAGCTGATTTATTTTGCCCACCACTTTTAAGTGATTTTAACCAGCCCATTGGGTCAACAGCTGCCTCATTAGAAGGATAACCTTTCATACGTTGGATGTGTAAGTGAGGTGTTGTTGAGTTACCTGTATTCCCTGATAATCCAATAACATCACCAGCGCTTACTTTTTGTCCTTTTTTAGCGATGATTTTACTCATATGCATGTACCATTGATACCATTTACCACCAGGCTCATCAAGTGTAATTTGATTACCACCACCACCTGCAACTGATCCTGCTTGTGATATCTTACCATCCGTTAACGCCTTAATCTTAGTCCCCACCATAGTGTCGACCACCGTTGAACATTAAACCACCTGTATAGTGACCAAATGTCTGTAAAACTGGATGTTTCAATAACCAACTAGCATCTCCGTCGCCACCCTCAGCTTCTGTAAACCAGTCTTTCACTTTATCTACCAATGAAGTTTTTAAGTTTTTATAGGCAGCTTTAACTAAATTAACGGTCGCGTTATCGCCGCCCCCGAAGTCGATGCCTATACTATCCATAACTTTATTCACTAATTTACTAGGATGTTTAACATATTTCCAAACATCTCCAATTTTATCGCCAAGCCACGATGCACCATCTTTAACTTTTTCTAAACCTTTACTTCCTAAGTCTTCAACAGTATCTTTGGCATCGCTACCTGCTTTTTTGGCACTGTGATAACCATCAGATATTTTACTGCTTACCTTTTTACTTATATTAGCTGCACCATCGATAATATCTTCGTACCAATCTTTTTTGTTTCCTTTAGAGAAACGAGGTATTTTAGTTCCTGTACCCGTTGATAAGCGTTTAGGTATTATGCCTTGTTCTTGAAGTTTGTGCGTATATCTAGCATTAATAACACCATCACCTTTGCCTAGTCCAACAATCGTATTTTTACCTTGTGGGGCATCAATTGAGCCATCTTTACGTTGAATGAGCTCTTGTGTGCGTCCGCCTGGTCCATTACCTGGTCCTTTATCATTGACCATCGCAACTGTAGGTTGTCTTAACCCACCATTTGAATCTGTAGAGAGTGTTGAACCATCATACGTACCTGTAGCTAAATGAGGTATTTCCTGAATAAGTTTATCTTTACCTGTAATCGCTTTTGATATCTTATTAACGCCACCAATCATACCGTTCAAACCATCTACGGCTTTGTTGGCAACCGTTTTACCTAGATCACTAGCAGCTTTACCCATATCAACACCGATATCTTTAATCCATTGTAGTGTATCACCTAGCCATTTTTTGAAACCTTTATAAACAGATTCTGCTTTATCCCAGCCTTCACCAGCGATATTACCGAAACTTGTTTTGGCTTTACCCCACATGTTACTTACGTTAGTTTTAACAGAGTCGTAGGTTTCACCGAAATATTTACTTGTACCTTTCCATGTAGATTTAGATTTATCCCAAGCTGTACTAGCGGTATCGGTAAATTTACCTTTCGCTTGATTATAGACACCTGTCACTTTAGTTTTGGCTTTATCATAGGTTTCACCAAACCATTTTTTCGTACCATCATACGCTGATTTGGATTTATCCCACACTTTACCAGCTGCTTCTGTAAAATTATCGCGCGTTTTAGTATAAACACCTGTTACTTTGTCTTTCGCTGTATTGTAAGTATCGCCAAACCATTTAGATGTATTTTCCCAAATACCTTTGGTTTTATCGGTCGCAGTCCCTTTAGCTTCTTCGAGTTTGTCACGGGTTGATGTCTTCACATTTTCCCAAGTATCAGATACGCCTTTAGTCACTTTACCCCAAATATTACCTACTGTGTCCCAAGCAGAATTCCAACCATTTTTAAATGATTGTTGAATATTTTGACCTTTTTTACTAAACCAACCCTTGGTATTTTCCCAACTTTCACTGAGTTTATTAGTAATCGATGACCAGAGATTGCCTCCAGTTTCAAGCGCATTATTCCAACCTGATTTAATGTTCGACCAAATATGACCGCCTTTTTGTGAGAAACACGTTTTTGTTTCCTCCCACTTTTCACCGAGCCAACCTGTCAATGACGACCAAAGATTGCCACCTGTTTCTAGTCCATTATTCCAACCTATTTTGATATTTGACCAGATACTGTGACCTTTTTGGGAAAACCATGTTTTCGTATCTTCCCATTTTTCACCAAGCCAGCCAGTTAAAGACTTCCATAAATCGCCACCGTTTTCTATGGCAATGTTCCAACCTTCATGAAGTGCGCCCCCAAATTCTTGGCCTTGTTCAGAGAACCATTCTCCTAAACCAGAAACGCCATTTTTAATTCCTTGCCAAATACTATCATCAGTAAAAAAGCTTGAAATAGAACTACCTACATCACTCATGTTTTCTTTGAATTTGTTGTAGTTCTTGCCCATTTCAGAAAACGCATCTGACATATCACCAGTAAATTTATTCCATTGTTTTTCAGAATTAGAATAAACCTTGCCTGTTGTCATATCCATATCATCTGTTATATCTTTATTGTTCTTTTTAACTGCCTTGCGAATCTCTCCCGTTTTACCTTCAGCAGTTTCTATGGCTTTATCATAAGTTTTTTCAGCTTCTTCTATTCTTTTGTCATGTTCTTTTTGGTCAATTATTTCATAAGCAAATAAATCATCAGCTTGAATAACATCTTTTTTACGTTGCTTTTTAGCTTCTTTTTTCGCTGCTTTCTCAGCCTTAACAGATTCTTTAATAGCGTCACTTGCTTCTTGTGTGTCAATAGCACCAGTATTCGCATTCATTCTTGATAATATGGCTTGTTGTTCTTTTTGACCTTTACTTAAAGCTTTAGTTGTTATGCGTTTACGGTCTTCTAGTTTAGCTTTTAAAGCTTTCTCCTCTTTAGTTGTAAGTTTACCATCATTAAACTGTTTTAATTCTAATTCTTCGATTTCTTGATTAAGCTCTTCAAGTCGCCTAACTTTTTCATCAGATGCTTCTTGATTCTTTTGAATCATATCTTGCTTTTCTTGAGCCGTAAATGCTTCACTATTTTCAAGCATATCTTTCAATTCATCAGTCATTTTTTGGTTATGCTTTTTCGTTTGTTTTAAGGCTTCTTCTCCGCCTTTACGTACAGATGTTTCAAGTTGTTCACGCATATCATCTGTGATTTTACCGTGATTTAATTTAATGTCTGATAAAATGCGTGTCGTTTCTTCTGAATACTTCACATATTTATCTAACGCTTTTTCAGTTTCTTTAGAAACGCCTTTGCCTAAAACTTTAGTTGTATCGGTTGCTTTATCTGATGCTGTACCAACTTTATCCATGAATTTTTTAAAGCCATCGCCAGCTTGTTTTAATAAATCGTCATCGTCTAAGTCTTTATAGCCTTGTTTCATTTCATCAAAGAAAGTTTCTTTGATTTTACTACCTGTTTTCGAGAACCAACCACCAAGGTTTTTGAGTTGCTCAATAGCACCGCCACCAAACGTTTTAACAACATCAAGTAAACCATCAACGCCCTTTTTAAACCAATCCACATTATTATAAGCTTTAGTAAACGCGCCACCTAATAACGTAACACCTGTGATAGCCCAACCAATGGGGCCACTTAAGAATTTAACACCATTACCTAAAAGTTTAGCACCTTTGCCTAACAAATTGACTTTACCAGTAGCTTTACCTGCTGTTTTACCAAAGCGACCAAATAACCCTGCTGAACCTTTAGCACTCTTGCCTGATGCAGTAATTGCGCCTGCATTCGCTTTAGTTGCTCCTGCATTAATTGCTGCTTCTGCAGAATTTTCAGCCATACGTCTGTTAAGTTGAGCATAACCTCCAGCTGCTGCTTGAACTGCTCTTAATAATAGCCCAACACCTAACGTTACGGGACCAATCGCGGCAGCTACACCTGCAATAGCGACACTAGCTACTTTTGCTCCTTTAGGTAAATCGTTTAAGAAATCAACCGTTGATTTCAAACCACCGACCATACCCGATAAAGCAGGTTGGATGGTTTCAAAAACTGATAAACCAAGTTCTTCTGCGGCTGATTTTAATTCTCTTAAACTACCACCTAAGCCTTTTTCCATTGTGTCGCCCATTTTCTTAGCAGAACCTTCACTGTTATCAATAGAATTAGCTAGTTTGTCATAGTCTTCTTGAGAAGTATTAATAACAGCTAATGCACCGCTCATTGCTTCTTTACCGAATATTGTACTTGCAGTTGCAGCTTGTTGGTCCTTAGATAAACCACTAAATTTATCACGTAATTGATCTAAAACATCACGCATTGGTAGCATCTCGCCGTTACTATCTGTAATAGATAAACCAAGTTCATCCATCTTCGTTTTCATAGCTGCAGTTGGTTTTGAAAGGTTCGTAAACATCGTACGTAATGCTGTACCAGCTTTTTCGCCTTTAATACCTGCATTACTCATTAATCCAATTGCTGTTGAAGTATCTTCGATACTATAACCTAACGCACCAGCAACAGGCGCTGCATATT